ACATGAGTTGCCATACCTTCCTGCCCGTAGGCATTATTCGGCTCGGGAATGAGCCTAAGTGGGGGCACGACCAAGCACTTGCGTGCTACGCGACTTGCGTCGCTAGGTGCGTGTTCCCTACCTACCACCATTATGACGACCAGCCAGACGTCTCCCCCGTAGGGCCCAGCCCCCAATGAGCACCCAACTACGCAATAGCCCTATTCTGCAACTTAACCGGTTACATCGTAAAGCCGCCCAACCGACAAGTGAGCTATAATAGACCTATTCTATTAGGAGGTAAACCATGGCTGAATTACTGAGGAATAGTAAAGAAACCTGGGTTGATGCTGATGACTTTGGGGGGTCATTTGATCGTAACAGAACTTTCCGTCTCGCTGACCCTGAAGCTCATATACGTAGACTAACCTCATTTACCTCTGGTATGGGGAATGTTGCTTCTACTCACCCAGTATTTAGTAACAAACGAATGTATATTTCTCCAACTAGAGGGGAACAACACGTACCTAGCAATCTGATCAGGGTTGACGAACATGATGAAGGGCTGATCCACACATCAGGTCACCTAGATGAGGCTAACACTGCAGCTTTACGTTTCGGCTACAAAGACGTAAACGACTACACCAACCGTGTTAGGTCGGGGAATGTAGATAAAGATGTCGAATCTGCCAGTACGCACTTAATATCTACTAGAATGCCATATACCCATCATATAGATATCATACCTGGAGAGCCTGGGTGGAGAAACGAACATGATGCGTTTACCGCAAAACTTATTGCTGCCGAGCACGACCCGCATTGGGGGTATACTGTGGAAGACGCAAAGTGGCAAGCATTTGGAGATGACACACAGAGTAGTAACTTTAGAGAGGCCATGGGCGAGTTAAGACACAGAGTACGGGGGGTTCTGCGCGACCCCAGTTCTCCAAGAGCTCGTGAAATAATGGAACACGCATTAGCAAACCCTGTACATCAGCCACAGCTGAGAGGTTGGGACCCAGAGAGGTTTAGTCCACAATTCCTTAAAATAATACAGCAATCTCGTAGAGGTCACGATGTTGCAGAAGACGTAGTTGACCTTAGCACTGGTACTTGGGCCAAGATCCACCCAGACGAATACTTCCCAACGTGAGATTGAAGTATAGTTGGGGTAGTAAAAATTTGCGGGTTTGACTGAGGCGATTATGGCTAAAATGAAAAAACTGTCTGATGAAGAAGTATTGAAGGCTGGGTACCGTGACGACCCGTATAAAGGTTATAACCCTAGTCGAATTAATGATATTACTGAACACAATCTAATTGGTAAGAAGCGTAAAGAGATAGCTGAGCATAATAAACGCTATGAAGCATTGTCTAAGCCTGCAAATGACGCCAAACTGAATGCTGAGTGGTTCTACAGGACCAACCCTGATGTGGACCGCATGGACGATGAAGGTAACGTTATTAACAAACCTGACTGGAAAGCATGTTCTACTAACACCAGATACGGGAGCTTTTCTCACGGAAGCAACAACTGCGCGTGTAACGGCGGAAATTGCTAATTATTGTATTAAGGATGAGCTATGAACACAACATTTGACGACGACGAAGGTGACGACGAGCCAGATGAGTCTACTCCTCAGGAAGTGCGCAGGCGTAACCACCCGAGCATGAGTGGGCGTAAGAAGGTTTCTCCTCTAAACCCACGACAATTCTACGCTCAGGACATGCATTTTACGATGGTTAGAGACTTAACATCGGATGATGGGCAAAGAACACACCGAGAATACGCTATTGGTGAAGACTCACTAGATCAACCATCCGTAAAAACTCACATAACACCACTTTATGAGGGCTCATCTGACTGGCAAGTTAACATAATTGGGCCTAAAGGGCCTGTTAAATCACCATTTTGGGGTGTTTCATCTCGTAAAAGAGCCGAAATGGTCGAGCGCGGTATGGTAAGTCGACTAGCTGGACCCACTGGTGACATAACAAAGACAGCAGTTAGGCAGTATGATGACGTTCAAGAGGGTATAAAAGCCCTTGAACAGTCAGCAAACGAGGAAAAATAGTGTAAATTAGGTGTTTTAGGCTAAAAATTGCTTAAAAATCATAAATAGTTAAACTAGGAGGCATAATGATCGTAGTGGGTACCACTTTAACTGCTTTTGCAATGGACCAACAGCCACTTTGGGCAAGTTGGCTTACTAACCTTGAATTGCTTAAAGCCAGCCACAACGAAGAGGTTTGCTATTTTGCTGCTATTGAGGTAGATAAGCGCGGATTAGAGCCATTTAAGCCATTAATTGACTCTTTAAACCTAATAAACGGTCAATATTTCTCATATTCTTACGATGACACCAGGACTGAGGTTACTAGTGGCAATAGAATCCCGCATATATGCGCTGGAAGGAATATTGTGCAAGATTTTGCATTAGCAAGGCACGCCAGTCATATTTTGTTCCTAGACTCTGACACAACTCCTGATCAGCAGACTTTCCCCAAACTTCTTGAAATGAACCACGATTTAGTAGGTGGTGAAGTGGGCACATACTGCCTATCAGGGCCTGTTGTTGACAAATACCCATTTCCAGTACAAGAACATTGGAATACAGCTGGTTATTTACTTGCTTCAAAAAGGGTTTACTCAAGAATTCGCTGGAGATGGGATTGGTCTTTGAGCGACGACCCATGCTACGCTATGGACGCTAAGGAATTCTTAGGAGTCCCAACGTACGTAAGAAAAGACTGCATTGGTAGGCACTACCCAGAGTGTATTTCTCCTTTAGAAAACCGAGGGTACAACAGAACTGTAGTAATTTAATTATTAAATTTACTGTAGAACAGTTCTGCGTCATCTCCGGTCATAGCTAACAGTTCTGGATGAGCCGAAGCGGTAGTTGACGCGTAGTGAAGAACTGGAGCTCCTAAAGCTATACCGATTCTGTAACCATGGCGAATTGTGTTTTCAAACAGCTCATCATCTCCGTACCATAGGTTATAACCTTCATCTATTGGCGGAACTACCCCCCATAGGTTACTTTTTACTAAAAATGCACAACCCCAAATTCCATATTTTCTATATGATCCATCACATTGTTTAAACCCAGCGGTAAAGTCTGATCCGTCAGACAAACTCCTATTGTAATTAAGACCAACAATACCCACAGTTGGATCATCCATCAAAACACGTTGGGCCACCTCTATTGAGTTTTCGTGAAGTTCTATGTCATCATTTAATAGAGTTACAGACTCATAACCATTTTCGTGGGCCTTTTTCCAGGCGTCGTTCCACATTCTGTAGAATTTCCAACCGTGGGCGTTGACTATTTCTCCCTGATGGTTGTTTATGGCAGATACGCCTTCTTCAGAAGTGTGACCGTTGTCGTATATGACAACATCATAGTTTTTTAAAAAAGATAACAACGGAGATAACATTTGCCAATTTGATCTAGTTGGAATTGCAATTAATGTTCCCATATTGACCCCTTTAGTACTATAATTGAGCTGACGTTAGAAAGGTTTACAATGACAAGACTATGTGATTTTGCTAAAGATACCGACAAACTGTCGGCTCACCAGTATATACACGTGTATGAAGCCCTATTAGAACCAATACGAAACACCGCAAAGAATGTTCTTGAAATTGGTATTTATTGGGGCGGCTCAATACGCATGTGGAAATCCTACTTTCCAAACGCAACGATTCACTGCATGGACGTTCACGACAACTGCAACGGATTTAAAGGAGAAGACCGCATCTCTCCTGTATACCTAGACGCGTACTCTGAGGAGGCTCTAGGCAAAGTGTCACATATTAAGTTTGATTTTATGATAGATGACGGCCCTCACACCCTTGAATCTCAACAGTATTTTGTTAATAAATATAGTTCGTTGTTATCACCAAATGGAATACTAGTAGTAGAGGATATACCCCACCCTGAATGGATACCAGCGCTTACTGAGGCAACCCCTGATTCGTTAAAACCATACAGCTATGGTATTGACCGCCGATGGGTTCCAGGACGCAATAGCATAAACGACGAACTAATATTTGTTATAGACAAACGGTATGTATGATTGTTGATAGCTTTTTATTTGGCTGGGAACTTGACATGCTTGAGTGCCGCCTAATTGAGCTCTACGATGTAGTTGACAAGTTTTATCTTATTGAATCTTCAGTAACTTTTCAAGGATCTTCAAAACCCCTAATATACAAAAATAACTTAGATCGGTTTAAAGAGTGGTCCGATAAAATTGTCTATATTGAAGCAGAACTCCCAATAACCGACAATCCATGGGAAAGGGAGTACGCCGCTAGGGATTCTTTAAAAACGTATTTACAAGAACTTAGTGACGACACAATTATCCTACACGGTGACGTAGACGAAATACCGACTAGAGAGTTTATTACAAACTTACCTAACACCCTGCGTTATGGGGAAATAATCGTGCTTGATCATGCGTTCTATTCTATGGCTGTTGATTGGGAACACCCAGAAACAATTACTGGAATTGTAGTTAGTCACAAAAAGACTTTAAATAACTTGAGTATAAGCGCGTGGAGGCGAATGCGCACGACTACTAGGTCGGTAGCCAACGGTTGGCACTTTACTTGGCTGGGTGGCGAAGAGTTTATAAAATTAAAAGCAGCTTCTTTTTCCCACACTGAAACACATATTCAAGAATATATTCGACAAATGGGTGGGAAGCTGTATACTGATGGGTATCATGTTCTTGGTGAAAAACTCATACCTGTTGACATTGACAATACGTACCCTGAGTATATAAAGACACGGCGCTGCCCGCAAACATGGTTGCGCCCCCGCTAGCCGGGTGATGCGTCCGGTTGACGCAAGGTGTCTTATAAACACCGGTAGACGGGTTCAACTCCCGTACCCGGCACTGTTATAATTGATAACATGGTTGTTACTTACACTATCAGCACTCCAATGATGCACGATGCGCGTAGCATTGCTATGCGCCGTGCTACGGCAGAGGGTTGGGGTAGAGTGTCAGTAACTAACGTGAAGCAAGTTGGCGCACAAGCTTATGAAGTTACTTTGATAGTTTCTAAGTACTCATGAGCGACGAAAAGCAGTGTGATACCTCTACACAGTGTGTTTACTGTGGTGGTCAGCTGGTTCCAGAACACGCACACTATAAGTGCAAAGACTGTGGTAGACGTGACGCATGCTGTGAAGGAGTATATTGATTAAAAAGCTATTTGGAAGAATCATAAGTATCTCAAAATGGTCTTTAATAGTTTTATCAATATTTCCAGTCAGCTCTGCTAAAGCAGAACTAGCCACTTACACCGTAACTGGGGCTAATGATCTGTGGTTTACGTACACCGAACCTTCTGATTTTAAGGTACGTACTTACGCATGGGAGTACGGGATTGACTCCATGTTGTGGCTATACGACGCAAATGGTGTCTTACTCGCCCAGAACGACGATTTCTTTGGGCTGGATTCGTGGCTTGAAGTCGCCGTCCAACCGGGCTCATACAGGCTTCGCACAGGTGTGTGCTGTGGAAACCCCGACGCATGGTATGGTACTAGCTATACTGTAGAACTAAACACTACCCCTACTAACATCCCAGAAACAACAACGACATGGCCGGAAACTACAACATCCACGACTTCAACGACGACCAGTACTACCACTGCCCCAACAACGACTGTACCTGTCACGGAACCCCCAACTACCACGAGTACCTCGACAACTACGGAAGCACCGACTACTACGACGACGGAACCTACAACTACGACTGTTACTGTGGCCCCGACTGTTACATCTGTTACCCCGGTACTACCCAGTGTTCCTGTGGAGCCCACTACGACAGTACCCTCATTGCCGACTGTCCCCACTGTGATACCACCAACCCTTCCCCCTTCTACTACCACTACAACAACGGTCGTCTCAACGTCTACGAGCACCTCCATACCGGAGTCAACCAGTTCGTCTACCAGCACGACCACAACGACGATTGTGCCTGTGGAGAATGGCCCTCAGGTTTCTGAGGAAGAGATCCTCGACCTATCGGACGAGGAACTCACTGATCTAGTAGAATCTATAGAAGTAAGTGAACTAACCGAGGAATCAATTGCCGCTGTATTCAGCGAAGAAGTACTTAATGAACTATCTGAAGAGCAGATAGTAGAACTAATTGACGCAATTGTCCCAGAAGAACTGTCTGACGAACAAGCATTAGTGCTTTCTGAAGCGTTGACTAACGCCCCAGACGACGTAAAAGAAGAGTTTGAAGCTGAAGTGGACGTGTTTGGTGGCCAATTTGACACTTATGTACCAACAGGGTCTGCTGTGTCTGTAGGAGCACGAAGAGTGATAGTGGCTGCAGCTGCAGCCAGTTTTGCAATGCCAACCCCTACTAGCTCAAGGAAAGTTAGATGATTAAGAAATTCTTTAAAGAAACGTCTTCGCTGTCATGGACATTGGGTGGAACAGCCCTAGTGTTAATTACATTAAGTGGTCCCACAAAAGCAATAGGTTTATGGATATCCGGTGTATCATTAATTATCCACTTTCTCGGTGTCTTTTTTACAAAAGAAACGGAGTCTGAGGAATGAAAAAAGCTGTACTATTATTAGCAACATTACTGGCTCTATCAGCCTGTTCGGACAGATATAGGAACCCTGCAGATGACCCAAGAAACCAATCAACGACAACTGTACCAGCCCCGTAAGCGCTTATCGCCAGAAGATTTAGAGGCCAGAACCAGAGCAGTGGTGATTATGACCCTTGCTGGAGTTCTCCTTTTTAGCGTATGCGCTTTACTATATTCATTAATCTTTGTGTATCAACCTGCGGAGCAGAGTCCAAATGATGCGGCATTTCTTAAAATACTTGAGCCTCTCATGTTTAGCATTGGCGGCGCCCTTACTGGCTTGGCTGCTGGGCGTGCTATGTCTTCTGGTAAAAAAGAGGATAGCGAGTAATGGAGCCGGTGTACATACCAATTGTGGTCGCTTTGATAGGTGGACCCGTAATGTGGTTTCTACATCGCTTTGATAAGCGAAACACCGAACAACACGGCCAAAACATGAAGGTCTTAGAGAGAATAGAGCATAAGCAAGACCGCATGGACGGTAAGGTAGACCGCCTTGATGAGAAGGTAGATCGACTAGATGGGCGGGTAACTAATCTAGAGGCAGCAAAAACACGAAAGAAAAGTGTATAATTATTAACACGGAGTCCGATTGGGGTGGGCTATCTGAGGATGGCCCACCCCACATTCTTAGGCTAGAATGGAACCATGACTAATACAGTTAATTATTCCATATCTAAAGGGTTGCCGTGGGAGCGCTTGATCATAGTACGTGATCAACGTACTCATAGAGTCATTTTCCCCACATCTGCACGCGGCAGCATCAAAACCAGCACTACTGGCCGCAAAGAATTTAATATTACTCTTACGGCAGAAGGGGGAATACTCCTTGGATTAACCGAGGAAGAGACCACAGACCTACCTACTGGTAACTTGGAATATGATGTATTGGCAACTTATCCAAGAAAGGCTCCATACTCAGGAGCTAGCGAAGAGGTAACCAGACCCGTTGCTCGGGGTACAATTACTGTTACAGGATTGGAGAACATTACTCCATTGGAGGATACACAGGCTATGGAAATCAGGTTTAAACAGCGTGTGGACTTCCGTAGAAACTTTACCTGGAGAGACAGCACAGGTGCAATCATCGCAGTACAAGATGCCTTTATGCAGGCAAAAGACTCTTCTGGGGCTACTGTACTTGACCTTAGATGGTACTCATCAACCCCATCCGAAGCAACAGTTATTGGGTTAGCTGGTAACAGACGTGGGTATATTGCACCAATAGCTGGTGCCACACTTGAACTACACGTTTCGGATAAAAATACAGTACCTGCAGGTCGTCATAACTTTGACATGTTTGTCAAAGACTCTGCTGGAGACTGGGACTGTTTGGCATCCGGTGTAGTAGTAGTAGAAGAAGCAATATCGGTACCCCCAACATGAGCACTGTAGAAGTATCTAAACCTTCAAATAGCTACGTAACAGTTACTAAGACTAAAACTGTCTCTACAGTTGAAAAGCCAATTGAGCAAATTTTAGAAATACACGATCCGGGAGTAGCAGGACCACCAAACGCTTTAACAGTGGGAACTGTTTCTTCTGGCCCAGCGGCTGTAACTATAACTGGAACAGCCCCCAACCAAGTTCTTAACTTTGTTTTGCCAGTAGGCTCCTCATACATACATAATCAAATAGTATCTTCTACAACATGGACTATAAACCACAATCTTGGGTTTTTCCCCGCTGTTTCAGTTGTAGACAGCGGCGGTAACTACGTCATAGGTGATGTAACATATGTATCACAAAACGTTGTAACCGTGTCATTCAGCTCTTCCTTTGGTGGAAAAGCCTACCTATCGTGAGGTTCCATGTCTAAGTTTCTTACAAACATTGATCTAACTGGTAATGAGCTACAGAACGTTGTAATTCATAATGCCGGTACCGCTCCATCAGCCAGCGCAAAGCTGGGTGGTCTGTACTTTGACACCTCTAGCGGAGTTAACAAGCTTAAGTACTACAACGGAAGCGCCTGGGTAGAACTATCAGTTGGTCCCTCTGGTACTTGGCAACCAGTAGACGCTGACCTTACGGCAATTGCCGCGCTTACAGGTACTTCTGGTTTTCTTAAAAAGACCGCTGCAGACACCTGGGCCCTAGACACCAACACATACTTAACTTCCAGTACTGGTGTTGTCAGCGTAAACGGAAACAGTGGTGTAATTACTGACATAGCCGTAACCACTACTGGGTTAAGCCAGTTTGGTACAGGCACCACCACTTCAGCGCAACTTGCCACGGTGCTGTCAGATGAGACTGGGTACTCAACTGGTGCTAAGGCAGTTTTCAGCATTTCCCCAGCTATTAGCACCAGTATTACAACTGCGTCTACTTCGTTTGACCTTGTTAACACCACTGCTACCACCGTTAACTTCGCCGGTGCAGCCACTGCTGTAAACATTGGTGCTGCAAACAGCACTACCACAATTGCCGGTGACCTAGTTGTAAACGGTACAACCACCACCATTAACAGCACCACCGTTACCGTAGACGATCTAAACATCGTTTTGGGGTCTGTAACCACCCCAACTAACAGCACTGCAAACGGTGGAGGTATCACTGTTGCAGGTGGTGTAGATGGTGATAAGACATGGAACTGGGTATCGTCGACCAGCTCGTGGACATCCTCTGAGAACATCGACCTGGCTTCGGGCAAGGTTCTTAAGATTGCTGGTACCCAAGTGCTATCGGCAACGGAGTACACAGGTAACTCCTCGACTGCTACTACCGCCACCAACGTCACTGGCGGTGCCGCTGGCTCATTGGTATACCAGAGTGGTGCGTCTACAACCACTACGTTAGGGCTTGGTACCTCAGGGTATGTTCTTACTGCAGGTGCAAGCGCCCCAGCGTGGACAAAGAAGAAGCACGCTGAGACTCTGGCTACCAGTGCTACTTCGTACGCCCTTACACACGGACTTGGCACCGCTGACATTTCAGTAGCAGTGTACGACGTTTATACAGGTGAAGTTGTGTACGCCGACATCGTTAACACCAACACGACTACAACTGTTTATTTTGCTACAGCTCCTGATGCTAACAAGTATCGAGTTGTTATACTTGCATAATAAGTCGTTTTAAAGGAGCCCTATGGCTAACTTTTTAAAGTCCCTCTTTGTTAAGGGGGTTGAAATTGATACGGCAGGAGCCATTACTGGTGATGTCCTTAAATATGATGGTACAAAATTTGGTGCGGCCTCTGCGGGTGGTGGTTCCAGTGTTGGCGCATTGGACGATCTTTCCGACGTTGTAGTTACGGCTCCCGAGGAGTTTCAAGGGCTTTCATACAACGGCACATCGTGGGTAAATAGCCATATCCCTCTAGTTTCTTATGTGCGTAACGTTGAATCGACCACGATTACAACTGGTACTTGTGTCTACCTGTTTGGTGCTACTGGAGATCACGCAACTGTAAAGCGGGCAGACAATAACAGTGACACAACCTCATCTAAGACCATTGGTGTTGCTGGGGCAAACATTACTGCTAGTAACAATGGACCCATTGTTACCCGTGGATATGTAGATGGTATTGACCTATCAACGGGGTATACCGCTGGAGATACCTTGTGGTTGGGAGAAAATGGTGCATTTACCACTACTAAGCCATCCGCCCCAGACCACCTAGTATTCATAGGTGTAGTCGTTCGTGCAACTATTAACGGGATTATCTATGTTGCTACTCAAAACGGCTATGAACTCGATGAGTTGCACAACGTCAGCTTGCCATCGCCCAACTCTGGAGAGTTCCTTAAGTACAACGGATCATTGTGGGTGGCTGATACTGTTGATCTTGGTACTGATACCACAGGAAATTATGTTGCGGGAGTTACTGCTGGCACTGGTGTCACTGTTACTGGTTCAGGTTTTGAAGGAGCGACACCAACTGTTGCTATCGGCCAATCGGTTGCTACTTCTGCTACACCACAATTTGCTGGGTTAACGTCTACGGGCACTACTGCAACCTCGGTGTTGACTGTTGACGGCATCGAGATTGACACGACCGGAGCGTCAGCCAATCAGGTACTTCAATACAACGGCACCAAGTTTGTGCCAGCCACAGTCAGCGGTGGCATCCCAGACACCATTTTCGATGCCAAAGGCGACTTGATCGCTGCCAGCGCACCTGACACTGCAGCCCGGCTGCCGGTCGGAACAAACGGCCAGTTCTTGGTTGCTAATTCGGTAACATCAACTGGCCTTGAATGGCAAACCATCTCGGTGATGCCAAACTTTGAAGACGACCAGAACATTCTTGCCAACCAGGTTTTTAGTTAGGAGCACCAGTGGCTACGTTCAGCAAAAAAATACTCAGCGGATCAACCGATGGACGACCCATCTTGGTCGCCACCAACAGCTCGCCTGGCACCACCATTCACACTGGATCGAGCACCGCCACCACATTTCAGGAAATCTGGCTGTATGCCAGCAACCCTGGAGGCGTTCAACGCACCGTGACCATTCAATGGGGTGGGACAACCAGCCCGAATGATTACATCACGTTCGCTTTGCCAGCGCAGAGCGGTCTTGTTGTTGTTGTCCCTGGCCTCATCTTGAAAGGAAACGCAACGCCACTCGTTGTCCGGGCGTTTGCTGATACTGCAAGCCAGGTAAACATCAGCGGATACGTCAACGAGATTGCCTAATGTCAAGGTTTGCCCAACGCACTCAACGCACTGGTGTGGTCGATGACTTTCTGCCCAACGTCAGCCGACCCGAAAAATACCTTCGCAACTCCGAGGGCATGCCTTGGGTTAGGCCATCAGATTGGCTAAATACCACTCCGGTTGCAGCGACAGAAATCTGTTTTCTGTACGCCGTTTATCAACCTGACTCAAACTTTCTTCAGTTCAGCGTTACGACATCATCCGGCAATTTTACGGTTGATTGGGGCAATGGCACAAGCAACTCGTATGCCTCAGGCACGTCGGTCGCCAAACAGTTCTTGTGGGCTAGTTATGGGAACTTGTCAGCAAGGGGTTATCGCCAAGCTCGAGTCCGAATTACTGGCAACATTACAGGGGTCAATTTCAACCTAAGGCATGCAAGTGTTATTACCCCCTCCGCTTCGTCGCAAATTGTTGAAATAAGCGCCCAGGGTTCATCTATCACATCTTTCACAATGTCTGCATCGAGTGTGAACATTACTCACCTGAGCTTAGAAAACTTTGCTTTTATCGGCACCTGTTCGATAACCAGCATGGCCCGCATGTTCAGCAATTGTAATGCCTTGCAGTCAGTGTCTTTGCCGAACACGGCAGCCGTCACCAACATGAGCGTTATGTTCAACGCTTGTTACAGCTTGCAGTCAGTGTCTTTGCCGAACACGTCGAGCGTCACCAACATGAACAGCATGTTCAACAATTGTTCCAGCTTGCAGTCAGTGTCGCTGACAAACACGTCAGCCGTCACCGACATGGGCGGCATGTTCAACGCTTGTTACAGCTTGCAGTCAGTGTCGCTGACAAACACGTCAGCCGCCACCAACATGAACAGCATGTTTAGCGGTTGTTACAACTTGCAGTCAGTGTCGCTGCCAAACACGGCAGCCGTTACCGACATGATCCAGATGTTTAGCGGTTGTTACAGCTTGCAGTCGGTGTCTTTGCCGAACACGGCAGCCGTTACCGACATGAGCTTCATGTTCGACACTTGTGCCAGCTTGCAGTCGGTGTCGCTGCCAAACACGTCAGCCGCTACCAACATGAGCTTCATGTTTAGCGGTTGTTACAGCTTGCAGTCGGTGTCTTTGCCGAACACGGCAGCCGTTACCGACATGACCCAGATGTTTGGCAGTTGTTACAGCTTGCAGTCGGTGTCGCTAACGAACACGTCAGCCGTCACCAACATGAACAGCATGTTTAGCGGTTGTTCCAGCTTGCAGTCAGTGTCGCTGACAAACACGGCGGCCGTCACCGACATGGGCGGCATGTTTAGCAGTTGTTCCAGCTTGCAGTCGGTGTCTTTGCCGAACACGGCGGCCGTCACCGACATGGGCGGCATGTTTAGCAGTTGTTACAACTTGCAGTCGGTGTCGCTGGCGAACACGGCAGCCGTCTACAACATGGCTCAGATGTTCAACAATTGTTACGGCTTGCAGTCAGTGACAGGGCTAAGCGGCGCAAGCGCTTACGGCAGCGGCACCTACACCAGCATGTTCAACAATTGTCCCAGCCTGCAATCTATTTCAGCAACCAACATGAAATTCACTCACAGCATCCAATACTGCAAACTAAGCGCAACTTACCTCAACGCTTACTACACAGCCCTCCCGACCGTCAGCGCCCAAACCTTGTCTGTCACCGGCAACTGGGGAACCGCCACCGACAACCCCGCAATTGCAACTGCTAAAGGATGGACGGTCACAGGATGAACCCCGGCTTCTACAAAAACGACGACGGCATTCTGCTATACGGCCCCAACTTTGTGCTCAACAAGGATTACGAACTGCGCAAAGAAACAAAAGATGAACATACCTATCCTGTTGATGGTTGGTATTGGTTTGATACAGAAGAAGAAGCACGGGCATACTTTGAGTTACCAATAGAAGTTGGGATACCCCATTTGCATGGGATGAGAATACCCTTTCATGGGTTAATATAATTCCGCCAGACCTATCAACAGGAGAAGAATAATGTCCAATGTACAACTAGACGTCAACAAGATTGTTGAATCGCTCGTAAATCAGATTTCACAGCAGGCCCAGCGTATAGCAGTCCTAGAGGCTACAATTGATGCTATCCAAAAGGCCAAGCAGGAGGTCACTGATGTATCTGACAAAACAAAATAAAGCCCTAATTGCATCGTACGCACGTAGCGTACTTGGCGCTGCCGTAGCTACCTACACCGCTACCCAAGACTGGAAGCTCACCCTTAATGCCCTCTGGGCCGCTGCCCTTCCTGTTGCTATGCGCTTCCTTAACCCCAAGGACATTGCGTTCGGTAAGGGGTCTGAGTGAATTACCCATACATCAAACTAGTACTTCCCTCAGCCCTAGCAAATCATAAGAACGGTCAGCTTCCGCAGGAGCTTCTTGCCAAGGTAAAAACCGGTGGTTTGATGTACGCACCTGCCGCTGAGCAGTTCAACAAGATGTACGATGCCGCCCTTGCCGCCGGTCACAAGCTTAGGAATGTTGGCGACTACCGTTCTTTCCAGGGCCAGTTGAACATGTTCATGGACCGGTACACCACCACTGACCAGGGACGCAACCCTCAAGTTACTCGTCAGTACGAGGGTAAAACCTGGTATCTCAAGCCTGGTAAGGCTCCCAGTGCTGCCCCAGATCCAACCGGCAAGAAGGGCTCTAACCACGGTTGGGGTCTTGCTATTGACCTCGGTTACGAAGCTGGTGGCAAGGTTCAGTCGATGGGTGGAGCTTGCTTTGAGTGGATGTGCGCCAACGCCCCTAAGTGGGGTTTCTACCTTCAGACCGGCGACAAGAACTCAAAGGAATTTGAGTCCTGGCACTGGCAGTACTGTCTTGGCGATAAGGCCCCAGATGGTTCTGTAGCGGCCCCTGTAGAGGCAATCAAGCCCTCAGGCGGGTCTCCAGAAGCTGGCCCCATGAAGTTTGACTACCCTGGTACCCCGGTTCAGCGTGGGTCTAAAGGGCCAGCTGCTGCTCTTGTACAAGCCATCATCGGAGCTACCGCTGACGGTGACTTTGGCCCCCGTTCAGAGCAAGCCCTAAAAGCTTGGCAAACAGCTAATGGTCTAAAAGCAGACGGCATCGTTGGTCCTGTAACATGGAAGAAGATGTTCGGCTGATAGGAGCCTCAAATGGCAGTTAGAATACAGATGCGACGTGGTACCACTCAACAGTGGACTGACGCAGCAGGCACCACTAACGCTGTGTTGGCAGCTGGTGAGATTGGTGTAGACACTACATCAAAGCAACTAAAAGTTGGAGATGGTAGCACTACATGGGCGTCCTTACCTTTTTTTAACTCAGGAACAATCACTGAGGTAATAGCTGGTACTGGGTTAACCGGTGGTGGAACTTCCGGGGTTGTTACACTCACTGTATCTACGTCCGGGTCTACTGGATTGATCACGCGAGGTACCCTAACAACCAAGGGCGACATCTTGGTTGCCTCAGCTGCAAACACACCAACAAAGTTGGCAGTTGGCACAGACGGTCAAATGTTAGCAGCTGATTCTTCTCAAGCTACTGGTTTAACTTGGGTTAACGGAGCAACAATTGCTGGATCGGAAACGCTAACAAACAAGACTTTAACAAGCCCCACTATTAACGGTGGCACAGTATCTACTGCCACGGTTACAAACCCAACTGTTACTACCGGTACATTTACATCGCCAACTTTAGTAACACCAATATTTACTGCCCCAATAGAATCATGGAACGTTGTTGGTTCAGCACCATCGTCTACCCAAAACATAGATGTTAAGACCTCATCTGCGTGGGTGTACACCAGCAACGCAACAACAAATACTGTACTCAACATACGAGGAAACGGCTCAACTACCCTTAACTCTATGCTCTCAAATAACCAAAGCATTACAGTTGCGGTAGGTGTAACAAACGGGTCTACCCCGTATTACCCAACATCCATAACTATTGATGGCTCGGCAGTTACACCTAAATGGCAAGGCGGCACAGCACCTACAGCTGGCAGCGCAAACAGCGTAGATATATACGCTTACACTATCATTAAAACCGCTACTAATACATACACGGTGTTTGCCTCACAGACTAAGTTTGCGTAATGCCGTTAGTATCCACCTTTTCTTCTGGGTCTTCAAGATCCCTAGGTCTTGGCAGTGGTATCAGACCGGGCGCCCCAACAATAACGGGTATTTCATACCTAAACGGTACTACCGGAGGTCGCCTAGAGGTGTCGTTTACTGCTGGTACGGTTGGCACAACTGCCACAACTGACTATCAGTACTCGTTAAACAACGGTGCAACATGGACAACTCGATCTGGCACTGCGTCTCCAGTGGTCATCACTGGGCTAACAAATGGCACAAGCTACACAATAAGGCTACGTGCTGTTAACTCAATTGGAGCCTCCGAACAATCCAACTCTACGGTTGGTCGCCCAATAGCTCTTCCTGGAGCACCATCAGTATCTGTGACGATGCACCCAACTGATCTTGGTAAGATCAACGTTGCTGTTACAGACGGAACTGCTGGTACAGACAGCCTAAACGGCACTACCCCGTACGAGTACAGTTTGAACTCTGGGTCAACCTGGACAACTGTTTCATCTGCTAACTTTACAATCAGTGGATTAGCTAATGAAACTTCTTATACTGTAACCGTTAGAGCGATAACTACAAACAATGACAGGTCTAGTTCTGGGAGTGGAACTGGGTCTACTAGACCTGTTGCTCCCTACACAGCTAGACCCACAGCTACTAAGAATGGGTCGAGCTTTAACGTTACCTGGGGTGCTATCACTGACGTAGGTTCTGGTGTAGCCTCAGCTACAGTAATTCAAACGTTTATTGGGTCAAGCTCTGGGTATGTCAGTGGTAGCACCTACTCCATACCATCTGGCTCATTTAGTGGTGGCACTGTAACTATGAGTGTTCCAAGTAACAGAAGAAACACACCTTCTGGTGAAACTTGGCAAGTTACATACCAAATATACGTTGTAGACAACGTGGGAACTACATTCACCAGTGAAGGTTCATTCTTTGAATGGACAAGACCACTTGGTACGTACAACATTGGTCTAACCGATGCTGATTCATTTGGAACAAACTGGGCTAACCTTGCTGTGGCCGATGAGGCCGTCGTACGTAGGTCAACAACCTGGAGTTATGGTGCGTTTTTCTATGGGACACAACTACCAGACACCTGCAAAGGGTTCGCTGCGGACAGCGGAACTATATTTGTAAAAAGAGCGGGGTCTACAGCTGCATTTAGAGGAAACACGGGCACATTCACATTTAGAGTTCACGACAGAACTTCGGCTTCAGGGGCTGCGTCGTTTTCTGGAACTGAAGCAACAGCTTATCTATCAGGCGATAACGCATCAACGTATGTGTCAATGCCTAGTGATTGGTTGTCAGCATTCGCAAACAGTACAGCATATGGTGTTGCCCTAACTAACCACAGCAACCAACCAGGTGGGTTGCGTGGTTTATCTGATTTCTCAGGTCTAATTACACTAGTATTCAACTAAGGAGCACCTCATGGCCAATGAGCCCATGGACCCGGAGACAAAACAGCGACTTGATGCTTTAAAGAAAAGAAAAAGACTAGGGACTGGTCTAGGAGAGATTCTTGAGCAAAGTGAGGCGTCTGAGGGTCTTGGTAAAACTTTGTTTGCAGACACTGGTAGTACTGCAGAGAGAGCCGCTAGCGGACCAGATGTAGTTGACGACAGTGAAACTGAGGAAGATCCAGACGCGGTATTAACCTTAGAATGGGATAAGTTAAACCCACAAATATTTACAATGGTTAATATTGTTGAAACCGATGTCTACTACCAGGGCCCTAACCGCAGCAGTAGAGTAAGGAGGTTTAACTTTTCTACAGAAGAACCTGTTACGATCAATAATCAAAAAGCTTTGGAAAATGGCACTCTTGAAGGATACGTAACTGTTGAGTTTATAAAAAGAGCTTACAATAAGCCGTCCAATAGATGCAAATATGGTCCAATGCCCGTTAAAGATTTTATTGAGTTTAAAGAGTCGGTGAGCCTTGGGCAAGCTATAGTTGACGTACTTGAACCACACACTTTTGTATACGTATGAGAATAAGGTTAACAAATGATACTAACTGTTGTATGTTTAACAATAATAAGCTTATCTCTATATTTCCTATTTAGAGACACGCTAAACAGACTTCAATATATAGGCCCTATTTATTGGATAACACGTGATAACACGCCTAAAGGAACACCATTGTTGTCTATTGGGTTTATGCGTCAGACTAGCTTTCCTTGGAAAGTAGGTAAGGGTTTACAGGTGAGCATTAGTAGGTATTCTTTTCAATTTGGCATTTGTAAGAAATCAAAACATTCTGACGAAACTGAGGGTATCCTAGGCGCTCTAGGTGGCAGATACCTAGATACTTCAACGAGCGACATACGGGAGTGGTGATGTTTTTTAAACGAGAACAAAAGCCCCAGACACACAAAAAGTTAGCCCGGATTGAAAAAATGGATACTCCATCAATAGTTAATTGGATGGATATTACGATCATGAATCTTGGGCAAACATTTGACAGCTGGAGGTACAACGACCTTCCAGAGGAAGAAGTTGCGCAGCATTTAGACATTATTAATGCTCTTTGGGATGAACTTTTGACTAGAAAAGCTAGTTTGAACAACAATTAGTGTATTATTGAGCGTACAGGAGACAACTAATGGTAAATTTAAACAGAAAAACAGACAAGGAAAATCCTCACCCTAACCGTAAAGCTTTGCTTCGCGGTAACGGGCAAGATCGTGAGTACCTGCATGAGTTGGTTAACAGCATTAACCACCTTGGTTACGACTTCGGTGCTGTGTCACCAATAATTTCTGGTGAACGGGAAGACTACGGGTACTTAGTGAGCTTGCCAGATCTGTTTTATTTGATTGACAGAATTGCTGAATCCATTGGAATGCCAAAGAAACCACTAGATATTCCAAACCAAGGAATACTCTATACAGAAGAAGTATAATTAGTTTATGCAACAAGTGGCAGAAGAAGGTTCGATACCAGAGGACATCGAGGCGATTGAGCTCGATGAAACATCCCAGGAATTCATTGATCAGTTAGTTATGAAACTCATCCTCTTTACAGAGGAATTTTGTAACGTAACGTTTTTCCCATACCAAATACCAATTGCGTATCGAATGATTGAGTCAATTGTTATTGGTGACGGTGAAGAGATTACACTTGTTGCTACCCGCCAGTCTGGAAAATCAGAAGTACTATCAAACGTGCTCGCATCTATGATGGTTATTCTTCCTAAGTTGTCAAAAGTCTATCCAACCTGGCTTGGAAAGTTTGATAAAGGATTCTGGTGTGGGGTGTTTGCTCCAGTAGAAGACCAGGCTGATACGGTATTTAGCCGTATTGTAAATAAACTTACTAGCGATCACGCTATGGATTTTCTCCTTGACCCAGAAATCGATGACAAAGCCACATCTGGTGGGTCTCGTGGTAAGGGAAGGATCATAAGCCTTAAGCATTCAGGGTCTTTGTGCCGTATGCAAACCTGTAACCCTAAGGCAAAGATTGAATCTAAAACCTACCATTTTGTGCTAGTAGACGAGGCTCAGGAAGCCGACGAGTTTATGATCACTAAATCAATCAAACCCATGTTGGCGTTCAACAACGGGAGTATTGCCCTTACTGGAACCGCAACTCGTAACAAATCCTATTTTTACAAAATGATCCAGTTCAACAAACGCCGTGATGTCAACTCTCGCCGTAATCACCGTCAGTGCCATTTTGAGTACGACTGGAAGACAGCCGCAAAGTACAATGACAACTACGCAAAATTCATATCTAAGGAAAAAATAAGAATCGGAGAAGATTCTGACGAGTTCCAAATGTCCTATTGCAATAAATGGATTCTTGAAAAGGGAATGTTTGTTTCAGATGAACGTCTATCACGCATGTACGACCAGTCAATGGGCCTCGTAAAGCAGTGGTGGAGAACACCAGTTGTCGTTGGAATTGACGTAGCAAGATCTAATGACTCGACAGTAGTAACGGTTTGTTGGGTTGATTGGGATCATCCTGATGGCTTTGGGTTCTATGAACATAGAGTCCTAAACTGGTTGGAGATTAACAATGAAGAATGGGAATCCCAGTATTTTGAGATTATTGACTTTCTTCGCAATTATAATGTGTACAGAATTGGTGTTGATGCCCAGGGTGTTGGCGGTGCTGTAGCAGAGCGGTTGCAAATTTTGCTTCCAAAAATTGAGGTCCTTGCTGTTACCTCAGACGCCAAAAACCAAAATGAACGTTGGGTTCATCTAACTGAACTTATACAGCGTGACCAACTCATCATCCCTGGTCACTCAAAAGCACGTCGTACACGATCATGGAAACGCTTTAATCAGCAAATGTCAGACCTAGAGAAGGTGTACAGAGGACCCTATTTATTGGCCTCAGCACCAGAAGAAAAGGGCGCTTTTGACGACTACCCAGATTCCTTGGCTATCGCATGCGCTATGTCTGTCGCTGACACCATGCCAATGGTGACCGTATCTGAGAGTCCGTTTTTCAGATAAGAGCATCAAAACGTGGTAATCTACATATATACACGTCCATTCCAACAGGAGGATAACCTATGGCTGTAGCCCCCGCCCCAATGTTCCCAGAAAAGGGTGACCCACAATTTGAGCGCTCACTTGCTCCCAGCATTCCCATGAACCGTGGTCCACTCCGCTTTGAGGAAGGCGTAGCAACTGACACCGACGTTCCCATGGACTTCAGCATTGGCGCCTACCAGGACACTGCTCCTTCGCCAATGCGGGTGAACCATAACAACCCCGAGATGTTCTACAAGTACCCTGAGGAGACCATGCGTGAGCGTGCTCACGTTGGCTCAGCTACCTGGATTGAAGCCCCTGACCACCTCCAAGAGTTCGTCATGGGTTCAATGTCAGGCGACGGCATGCCTCAGTTTGAGTACTCCTATAACACAGGTGGGCACATGAATCTTCCCAACAAGACGGTTGTTTCTGGCTGAGATCTGATACAGTAAGTGCTCCACCAAAAAGGAGCACTTATGAATATCCTGCAGATTGCAGCAGCACTCAAATACCTTCAGCGTGTAACAGCTCGTGGAGTTGAAGAAGAGCAGGAACTCTACGCACTAATACAAGCACTTTCAAATGCGTTGCATAACGCAAAACCTGTGTATACTACGAGTGGCACAACTGCCGCATAAACACACTCTCAATCAGAGTGGTATCACAAGGAGTATTAGATGTCAGATTCCAACGGTCTTATCAAAGACTTAATGGAGCGTCACACGGGCTCTATGAAACAAAAGTGCTCGTACACGCGCATCAAAGAAAACCTTCCAGCTGATGAAGCTGGGGCTGTAGAAAACGCAGAAAAGGCAATAAAGACTGACTCTGGTAACGGTAGAGCAAAGATCTACTCTTGCACTTGGTTGTCTGAAATCCTAACCAAGAACGGTTACCCAGTTAGCTCAAGCACCATTTCTCGTCATATGAACGGGCGGTGTGGCTGTGAGTGATCTTGTTAAAGCGTTGACCGTTGCACCTGAATGGCCTGTAGTACAGCCAGGACCATCTGTACGAATGCCGAAACTGACGGCAAAAGCATCATCTAACAAAGATGGGTATGAAACCTGTGTGGTTCTACCAGACATGCAGATTGGTTACTTTAGAGCTCGTTCTGGTGAGCTAGAGCCAACACACGACGAAGAAGCAATCGATATTGCATTTTCGATAGTTAAGAATCTAAACCCAGATCTAGTGGTTTTGGTTGGAGATAACTTGGACTTTCCTGAATTTGGAAAGTACAGATTAAGCAGTGCGTATGCATTGACGACGCAAGCGTCCATAGACCGGGCTACAGTACTTTGTGCTCAATTACGCACGGTTGCCCCAAACGCTAGAATAGTTTGGTTAGCTGGTAACCACGAAGAAAGATTGGTGAACTTTGTCCTCGACAATGCGAAAGCAGCATTCGGCATCAAGCGTGGTAACACCCCTGACTCTTGGCCTGTTCTGTCTATCCCTTATCTCTGCCGTTTCGATGATTATGGGGTGGATTATGTACCGGGCTATCCAGCGGGACAATTTTGGATCAACCAAAGACTCCGGGTCATCCACGGCACAAAAGTACGCAGTAACGGGTCTACAGCGCATGCCTACCTCAACACAGAGAAATCCTCTGTACTATACGGGCACATCCACCGCCGCGAATGGGCGGAGCGTTCACGCGACGATTTCGATGGACCCAAGACTATCATGGCCGCATCCCCTGGTACGTTGGCAAGATGCGACGGGACCGTACCCTCCACTAAAGGGTCCATCGACTTGGATGGACGGCCAATGACCATTGTTGAAGATTGGCAACAGGGTATTGGTGTTGTGACTTACCAACCCGGTGAGGGAAACTTTTTCTACGAGCAAATACCGTTTCATAACGGAACAGCATTCTTTAGAGGGAAGTTTTACAATGCACAAAGCCAAAAAGTCTAAGAAACCTACTATTCCAAAGCTTGCTTTAATTACATGGCTTGACGCCTTTGATGGCCCTACTGGGTGGGTGGACCCCACAGAATACAAGCCCCACCCAGTTCGGCCAATCTCAATTGGTTGGGTAGTAGAAGACTTTTTGAAAGACCACATTACGTTAGTTGGTACGTGGTTAGCAGACCGTAACGAGTTAGATAGTAAGGTTTATTACAGCAATCCTTCTCATATCCCGTTAGGGATGGTACAATCAATAACATACATTGACGTTCCAAGTTC